AGCCAACGCAGGAAACGCCCCGAAACCTGTGGGCGCAAGTGTGGTGCGGAGTTACGCAAGCGGCGCAAGTGATGTCTTTGATTTAATGATCGAAGGCGAACATGAGTTCACCGCTAACGGCGTAATTGTTCACAACTGCGTGTGGGCAGTTACAGAACTCATGGGTGGATCAGTTGCGATGAGGTCACTCGCTGCGATGGCTGATTTCTGTCCTAGTTGCCGTCTGCCATTAGTGCGCGGAACAAAAGTATGCCCAAGATGTCAAACCGCTATAATCACCAAATAGACTAAGGAGCTTGAGTGGGCGCGTACAATCCAACAGTTAATCAGGGCATAGACCTTATCTTTACGACCACGAACACCGATGCTACTGGAACCGCTATTAACATTACGGGCTTCACCGTCAAGATGGCTATTAGTAATCAGGTAACTGGCACAGTTGCATTGACCCTTACCAACGGCTCAGGGATTACCCTTACGACCCCGGCAAGTGGAATCGCTACCTATCAAATTACAGGCACACAGACAGCCGCTATCCCTGTCGGAACTTATTACTACGGGATCAAGGCAACCTCATCTGGCGGCATTAACTACGACTGGGTAGATGGAACAATTACTATTGCGGCGGCTCGCGTATGACCGTAGATAACATCACAGTCACGACAACTGTTCAAAATGTCACAGTCAGCACCACGACCCCAACGATTACCATCTCATCAGTTGGCGTTCAGGGGCCGCAGGGATTAACCGCTAACTTCTACACCTTCAACCAGTCGACCCCATCTAACACTTGGACAATTACTCATAACCTCAACGGCTATCCTCTTGCTGCGGTATATGACTCAGCAAACAGCCAATGTGAAGGCTCTATCAGTTACACTAATGCGAATACAATGGTTATTACATTTACAGCCGCGTTTAGCGGTACGGCTTACATAGTCTAGGAGATAATATGTCACGCAAATTCTTAGTCAATCTTGACCTTAGCCAAAACCAGTTGCTTAATGCGACTGTCCAAAACCTTGCTTCGGCTCCTAGCTCACCCGTTGCTGGACAGATTTACTACAACACGACCTCTAATAATTTTCAGTATTACAACGGTTCTGCGTGGATCGTTCTTACTTCGTTTACTCCTAGCGCGTACACGCTCGACCAGTTCGGCGCACCCGCAGCCGATGTATCGTTTAACTCTCATAAGATTACAAACCTTACTACTCCTACAAATGCCACAGATGCGGCTAACAAAAGTTATGTAGATGGCGTAGCGCAGGGGCTTAATGTTAAGGCTTCAGTTGTCGCTGCCACTACGGTTGCCGGCGGTAACATCACGCTCTCAGGCGCACAGACCATTGACGGCGTTTCTATCGTTGCTGGCAATCGCGTACTTGTTAAGAATCAGACTACTGCTACACAAAACGGCATCTATGTTGCTTCCGCTAGTGCGTGGGCGCGTTCAGCCGACCAGCAAACCCCAACACAGGGCGACTTCACCTTCGTTGAACAGGGAACGGTCAACGGTTCACAGGGCTGGATTCTTGCTTCAGGCTCTACGACATGGACACAATTCTCTGCCGCTGGCGAATACACCGCTGGAACAGGTATCTCGATCTCGGGCAATGTTATTTCGGTGGCTTCGACTACCCCACAAAAGTATTCGACAACTCTTTCTACTTCATCCACGACTTACACCATCACCCATAACCTCGGAACACTCGATGTGCTAGTGCAGGTTTACACCGTAGCCGATGGCTCTGAAGTTACAGTCGATAACCTTCGTGCTACGACTAACACCGTAACACTCAACTTCGCCGTAGCTCCCTCTGCTAACGCTTACCGCGTAGTCGTCATAGGATAGTTTCATGAGCAAACTTGCTCTTGACCCTATTAACCTTCTCCAATCATCAGGTGCGCCGACAAGCCCGACAATTCAAACTGGCGACACTTACTTTGACACGGTTGCTAATGCTGTTTATGTCTATACCGGCTCGGCTTGGATTATCGTAGGCACCGCAGTTAACGATCAAAATAACATCCTTGCATCTCAGATATTTGGATAGGATAAACACATGGCAACTTATAGCAAGCAAGCCTTATCAGCCGCAACCACAGGCGTTCCAATCGCTGTTGTCGCCATCGCCTCAACTGGTACAACTATCCACGCAACAGGCACATCAGCCATTGACGAAGTGTGGCTCTATGCCACCAATACCGATTCAGCGGCTCGCACACTCACTATTCAATTTGGTGGAACTGCAACACTCAATCAGATTCAACAGGTAATCCCTGCTAACTCAGGTCTGACTCTTGTAATTCCTGGGCTAATCCTTGCCCCATCAGGTTCGGCATTAACTGTCTATGCCTACGCCTCAGTAGCAAGCGTTGTAAACATCTCAGGCTATGTAAACCGAGTCGCATAATGGCAGAGGGATTCAAGCGCGGAGAAGTTGGCTCACAGGTCAATTCATGGATGCCATCTACTAACACAGTTACACCAAGCGGATTTACTTCCTCAATCGCGCCCTTTGGGTTGCAACTTCGTCAGACTATTAACGCTGGAACTACCTCAGTCACAATCCCTGCTGGTATTACATTTGTCTATGTAATCGCGGTTGGTGGTGGCGGTGGAGGTACATCTAACGCATTTGGTTTTGTTCACGGTGGTGGAGCAGGTGCAGTTGCGTGGGGCTGGACACTTGCAAACTCAACTTGCGTTGTTGGTTCAGGTGGTGCTGCTGGTGCAAATGGAAACTACACACGCTATGGAAATGTCATCGCTGGCGGTGGTGGTGGTGGAAATGGAACTAGTGGTTTTTTAGGTGGAGGCAGTTCAGGAGGAACTTCAACTTCTGGTGCGGCAGCAACTAATTATTGGGGCATACCAGGCGGATTATCAAATACAACTGTTGCTGGAAATGGAAATACTGGTGCAGGTGCAAGTGGTGGTGTATCAAGTACTACTGCTGGTGTTGCTGGAGGTAATGGCGGTAATGGAATTTCAGGTGGTGGCGGTGCTGGTGGTGCAGGAACAACTGGAGCAGCAACTGGCGGTAATGGTGGTAATGGTTTAGTTGGTGGCGGTGGCGCAGGTGCAACTGCAACAACAGGTGTGCGTACAGGTGGGACTGGGGGCAACGGAATAAACATTTTGACTGGCGCACAAACAACTGGTGGTGCAGGAACAACTGGTACAAACGCTAACGGCGCAGGTGGTGGTGGTGCAGGAATAGCAGGTAACGGCTTACCCGCTTCAGGAACTACTGTCGGCAATGGTGGGCTAGGGGGAGGCGGTGCTGGTGGTGGCGTTACTGGCGGCACAGGCGGCGCAGGAATCCTTTACCTTTACTACTAGGAGATAAAATGACAACAACTATCTATAACAACTCATCATTTAGTGATTCTCCTTATGGACTAAAACTTCAACAAACCTTTACTACAAGCGGTTCCGTAACAATCCCGTCAAACATCTTGCGTGTTTATGCGGTTGTAATTGGTGGTGGCGGAGCAGGAGCAACTGCAACAACTGGCGGTGCTAGCGGTGGTGGGGCAGGTGGATATTCCGCAGGGTGGACTTACATCTCTAACACGGTAATTGTCGGAGCAGGTGGAGCAGGAACTTCAACTGCTGGTGCTGCGAATAATGGCAATCCAAGTATTTATGGGATGGTATTCGCTGGTGGTGGTTCAGGCGCACCTACAACCGTAACTCAAGGCGGTGGTGGTGGTGGTGCAACAACCCCAAGCCAAACAACCGTTGGAACGACTGCTTACACAGGCGCACCTGCTGCTGCTAGTTCAAGCGTAAATGGTTATGCAGGTTCAGGTGGTTCAGGTAACTCTCCTGCTGGCGCAGTATCTAGCGGCGGTGGAACTGGCTCAGCAACAGCCACAGGCAATGTGACTGCATTTGCTGGTGGTCGTGGGCTTATCTGTGGTGGTGGCGGAGCAGCAGGAACCGCAGGTGTTGGTACAGGTGGAGCAGGTGGAACTGGCGATTTTTACGCTGGCGGAACTGGCTCAACTGGAACTGGTACAACTTTTGGTGGTGGCGGAGGCGGTGCTGGTTACACAGGCGCAGGTGCCAATGGCTCAGCAAATAACGGCGGTAATGGTGGCACAGGCGGAGGTGGTGGAGGCGGTGCTTCTACTAACGGAACTGCTGGCAATGGTGGTAACGGCGTTGTCTTTCTTTACTACTAAGGAGCAATAATGAATTACAGATACGAATACCTTTCGACCTGTTGTAATACAGGCTACATCGAAACACGCAATGAAAATGACCCACAGGTTAATACCGTATGCGTTCAATGTGGGCAGGGTGGGTACGAGCTAGTCAATCAAACTCTTATTTCATAATACCCACTATCATTACACCTAGCCCGAATTACAAGGGGTACAAAAGGAGCATCACTTGGGAATCTTTGACCGTTTAGCCAAAGCAATCGTTGAAGCACAAATTGAAAAAGCACCAAGTAATCTACCTGCAGGATCAGTCGTAATGACTGAGCAAGAGATGAGAGATGCTAATCAGCAAAGCACCTATGGGGCGCAAGTACCTCTTCTGCGTAATCCCCTTATGTCTGGAGTGCCATTTGGCCCCGGTCAACCGATCATGCCGGGCGCAATCAACCCATTACGCGATGACGGCAGAGCAGATCCTCGCCGCTATGAATACCAAGTCGCTCAGAACCTTAATATCGGGACAGAGCAGAAACTCGTTCAGTTTAAAACACTTCGCGGAGCAGCTGAGCAGATCGACATTGTTCGCCGTTGTATCGAAGTTCTCAAGGCTAAGATTTCAGGTTTAGACTGGGACATCGTTATCGCTGAGGATGCTAGCGAGAAGATTATTGCCGAGATAGGTGGCGATCATGTTCGCGCCATGTCACAGGCTCGTTCTAAGTTCTCCGATGAGATTTATCGCATTAGAACATTTTGGGAAAATCCAGATAAGGCTAATGGACTGACCTTTATTGACTGGATGATGATGAGCCTAGAGGAGATCCTCGTACTAGATGCGTGGGCTATCTGGCCTCAAAAGACTGTCGGTGGGGATTTATACGGTTTCCAAGTCCTAGATGGCTCAACTATTAAGCCAATGCTTGATGATCGCGGTATGCGCCCAATGGCTCCACAGGCTGCCTATCAACAGATTCTCTATGGCTTCCCTCGCTCTGAGTTCATGGCTAACTCTGACGATACTAAGGCAGACGGCGAGTTCTCATCAGATGATCTTTCTTACTTCATCCGAAACCGCCGCGCTAACTCTGTCTATGGCTCATCTCCAGTAGAGCGTTGCCTACCACTAGCTGATCTTTACTTGCGCCGCCAGCAATGGTTACGCGCTGAATACACCGATGGCGTTACCCCTGAGATGATGCTCACCTCGGATGCCGACTTCGGTAATGACCCTCTTGTAATGAAGCAATACGAAAACATTATCAACGACAACTTGGCAGGTCAGACAGAACAGCGCAAACGCGCTCTTATCTTGCCTTCCGGTTTGAAGCCTGAGTTCTATGAGGGCTACGGCGAGAAGTTCAAAGCCGCGCTAGATGAATATTTAATTACCTCAATCACAGGTCACTTCGGCGTTCTCCCAACTGAGATCGGCTTCTCTCAAAAGGGTGGACTCGGTGCTTCGGGTCATCAGCAAGGCGAAGCAGAAGCCGCGCAGTCAATCGGTGTCGCGCCTTTGGCTCAATGGATTTCTAAGATGCTCACAAACATCTCTTATACCTATTTAGGTATGCCACGCGAGCTAGAGTTCAAATTCATGGTTTCTGAAATCCGTGACAATGAGGAAATGGCTAAGAAGTCAGACCTTGAATTACGCGGTGGCACAAAGACAATCAATGAACGCCGTTCAGAGTTGGGCTTGCCTTTACTCGATACTCCAGCCGCCGATCAGCCAATCCTTGTCGCTGGTAATGGCGTGTTCCTCTTTAGCCCAGAGGGAATCGTGAACGCTGCCGCGCCTATTGCTGGTGTTGAGAATGTTCAAGATGAAGTCGATCCAATGGCTCCAACCGAACCAGCCCCAGACGGCCCAACCAAACCACCAACTCCAGATGTCGCACCTAAGCCAGTAGATCAAACAACTACACCTGACTTTGAGAAGGCTGGAGTTCCCTCTATCGCTGAAGCTGAAGCCGCACTAGGTCGCCTCTTGGTATTACCTAACGCCTCCGCAAATCACGCCGAAGATGCAAATGTTGAGGACACAGTAGAAAGCCCGTGGCCTACTGTTCCAGTCTTTCCTATCGATGCCGATGTCTGGCAAAAGGCAGAATTGAAACTTGTGCCAGTAAAAGACCTTTACGCAACCGACACAATCCTTGACAGATCAAAGGTTGAAGATCGCATCAAGACAATGGGGCAATCACTAAAGCCGTACCGCAACTTCCCTCTCGTGTATGACGATGGCGAGAAGCAGGTCATTATCGATGGACACCACCGCCTCCTAGCGATGTGGCTTCTAGGCATGGATCAAGTTCCGGTCTGGGTCGGCACTCCCGACACCGCTAAGGAGTCGAGTATCGAGGTCAAGGCATTTCTCAAGTGGGCTAGCAAGGGCAAACGCGCTCGCCAGTTTGAGTTCAAAGCCCTAGACCCAATCGTGGGCGATGCTCTTAATCGCTGCTACTTTGA